GATTCCAGTTTGCAAATAGTTTGAACCTGAAGCAGTCGTGCCGATCAGCAACCGACCCGAAATGTCCAACTGCATCTGTTGCGATCCATTGGTATAGAACGACAATGGCAAGTAAGTGCCAGTTCCGTTGATACCCGAAACCAATTGAACGTCAGTCGTTCCGTTGGTAGCAATTAAAATTTTGGATGCGTTCGTGGGATCGGCGGCGTTGGTCGCTTGCCATGAAGCAGCCGTAGCCGTGCCCGATGGGACTGCGTAGATGCCAGTCGTGCTGTTCGCGGTTGAGGTTTGGAACAACAAGCGGCTTGCGACCGTTGCGTTCGTGAAGTCCGCTAAGAACTTCTGCGAGGTCGAGCCAAAGGTCAGGTTACCAGTCGATAAAGTGTGCGCCCCTGAAGTAAGGGTCGTTCCGTCAAAGGTTAAAACAGACGATGCTCCCAAAGCGCCATTGTTGTTGTAAATGACCTGAGTGTTGGAGCCGGGGACTGTTCCTGCGCCTTTAGTGGCAAGAACTTGGACGGTTCCAGTATTGTCCTTGTAAAATAGCTTGCCGTCATAGTAGTTCAGGGCTAATTCAGCGCCAGATGAACTGCTCGTGAGGTTGGAAGCGGACGGAGTGTTTCCAGTCGTGCCGCTTGCATACAATAACACGGGGGTATAGCCACTTTGCGCCATTTTAATTACCTCTCAATTCCTGTTTTCATGTTAGAACGACCCACCGCTGATGCCGCCTGTGATGGCATTGTTGGTGTAATTATACGTCAAAGATGTTTTTGTGTTAACTGGCTGATTCCCTGTTGCCGATGCACTGAAAAGTAAGTAATTAGTGGCTCCTGAGCCAGCCGTTAAAGCCACATTTGTGGCGTTTGTTGCGGTTCCAGCGGTCGCTGCGTTCAGATTGGCAACCTGAGTCGTGCTTGAAACCACGAATGGGGCAGTCCCAGTCGCAATGGTCGAAGTGAATTGGGTAGCCGAAATGGTTCCCGTGTTAACCATATTTCCAGTTGTGCCGTTCCAATAGGATCCAATATTTCCCTGCCCATCAGACAAAACAATGTAGTTGGATCCAGTTGCAGAAATTGGTGCGGCAGAGCCGGTATATCGACCAATAATTGTGTTGTAGTTGCCGCTAGTTACAAAACTGCCTGAACCATCGCCAAAAAATGAGTTACTTGAACCAGCGCCAATTCCTTGTCCTGCACCAGTACCAACAGCGGTGTTGTAGTATCCAGAAACACCACCGGCTAGAGCCGCATTACCAACCCCTACGTTATAACCGCCAGTAATTGAAAAACTCAAAACCGCGTGCCCCAAAGCCACATTTGTTGTGTTTGGCCCTGCACCAACGCCAATTGTCAATCCATTGATATTTGCGTCAAAAGTAGTGGATAATGTAGTACCGTCGAATTGAAGATTTGAAGATTGCGCAAATGCCGAAGTGCTGGAAGCATAAAACAGCTGATTTGCTGTAAAGCTGGTTAAACCTGTACCGCCATTGGTCGTTGCAAGCGTCCCTGCCAACGTGATCGCGCCAGTGGTCGCCGTGTTCGGGGTCAATCCTGTAGTTCCACCGCTGAATGACGTAACCCCAAGGCTCGACAGGCTCGACCATGATGGCGCACTTGTGCCGTTTGATATTAAAACCTGATTTGAGGTTCCTGCTGCTGTAAAGGCATAGGCAGTACCAGTTCCGTACGCCACCGCGCCCGCAGTCGGGGCTGCCGTTCCGTTCGTGCCGCCGTTTGCGATTGCCACTTGACCGCTCAACGCCGAGGTTGGGATGGTCGTGGATGCCGTGACTTGGCTTGATCCGTTGGCGTACATATAGCCAGTCAGACCTGTCACTGTAATCGCGTTAAACGCCTCTGAACTTGAGCCGTTGATCTTTTCCCAAGCGTTTGTAGTGCCGTTAAAGATAACCCAGTCTCCCACTGACCACAGCGAGATGCCGTTCAAGGTCGTGGTTCCTGCGGTCGAAACAATGTAGTAATTGTTGTTCGTACCGACAGAGGATGTCAGGGTTGGATTGTTGGTTGAGGCATTCCATGTGCCTTGGTAGGCAGGGGAATTGAGGGGGTTTGTCGTGATCGAGGTGATCTGACCCTGCGCGTTTACCGTCACCGAGGGGATAGCGGTCGCTGATCCGTAGGTTCCTGCGCTCACCCCAGTGTTTGAGATGGCAATCGTGACGGGTGTTGATCCATTGAAAGATGTTCCCGACAAGCCAGTGCCGATGGTCAAGGGCGACGTGGTGCTGGCCGTAATCGTAGTCGATCCACCCAAACTGACTGTGTTGCCATTGATGGTGATGCTGCTATTTGCCAAATAACTGTTGGCAATCGCAGTGCCATTCCACACGCCGGTGGTAATCGTGCCAACTGTCGTCAGGCTTGTTGAGCCAGCCAACGGGCTTGCGCCTACGGTGTTATACGAAATGGTATAAGCAGTAGAACCGTTAAATGCAGTTCCTGACGCTGCGCCAGTTCCTGAGTTGTTGAACGTCAGGCTGTTTGTGGTGTTGGCGGTGATCGTTCCCGACCCACCCAAGGATACCGTCACGCCGTTGTAGGTCACGGATGAGTTGGTCAGACTTGAGTTACCGATATTGCTCAGGGTGTTTGATGACCCAGAGATCGTCTTGTTGGTCAGGGTTTGGCTTCCTGAGAGGGTAGCCACTACTGAGGTGTCAATCGCCGCAGTAATCGCCGCAGAGCCATTGTAGGAGCCGCCTGTGATGCCTGTTCCCAAGGTCAAGGTGTAAGGCGCAATCGCCGTGACGGTCGTGCTGCCGCCCAACGAGACGGTGTTTCCGTTGATCGTGATCGAACTGTTCGCCAACTGAGCATTGGTGACAGTTCCGCTCAGGTCTGTGGTCGGGACGGTGGTCGAGGCGGTAAATGGACTAGTCCCATTTCCCTTGACGTAACCAGTTAGCGTTGTAGCCCCTGTGCCGCCATTGGCGACGTTCAAAGTTCCCGATAGGGTAATAGCGCCAGTCGTTGCGGTATTCGGCAAGAAGCCCGTTGTGCCGCCGCTGAATGAGGTTACGCCGCCAGTCAGGGAGAATTGATTCCAACCAGTTGAGGTGTAGCCCTCAAATTGTTGTAGGTCGGTGTTGTAACGCACTGCACCATAAGAACCTAGTCGTTGAGCGGTTGTGCCATTGGGTACGGTCGCGCTGCCGTTTCCACTAAAAATGGGATTGTTAGCAATGCTAATCGTTACGTTTGAAGACCCATCACCGCCCGACACGCCAATCTGATTGGTAGTGCCGAGGATGTTTATCTTGCCCACCGACCCACTCTGAATCGCCAAGATTCCAGTGCCAGTGAGGGAGTTGAAGTTCTGCAAGAACGTGCTTAAACCGACCGTGGGATTCCCTGCGGTTCCGTCTGCGTTTGTTATTGTCAATCCACTACCAACTGCGATTGATCGATTGGTGACCGTATTGATGTTTGTTTTGGCTTGAATGCCGTTGCCGCTGCTGTCTAACGAACTCGCCGCTCCAGTCAGGTTAATTTGCAACGAGTTTCCTGCGCCGTTGTCGGTGGTTGACAAACCAGACCCAACCGCGATGTATCGGGCTTGGGTCAGACCCGAAGTTCCAACGGTCAGGAAGGGATAGTTAAGCGCACCCGCACCCGAAATAGCCCCAGTCGTGGTCTGCACCGTCACGCCATTTTGGACGATAGGAACAGACTCCGTGCCCGACAGGGCTTGGGCTTGAGGCAACTGAGTTATTGAAACTTGCGACAAAGTTATTCTCCCGCCTTTCTTTTTGCCCAGTCAAGTTTAGCAGCAAGAGACAATCTTTCTCTATGTTTTTGATCGAAAGGCAATCTATTTTTTTGACTTTCGCTCATTTTTTTTCTAGATTCCAAGGAAGCCTTTTTACCTTTATTTGGACTAACTCTTCCTTTTAAAGATTCTTTCATTTTTTTGATTGTTTCTGGAGAAAGTTTCACCCCCTTTCTTGGGCCGGGCTTTCCTTCTCTTGCTTTTAACATTTTTTCTAAATGACCCTCTGGCATTTTTCTGCCACAGGCTTTTTTTCTCATTTTTTCTTTGATTTCATCATCAAATAGTATCTTTTTGCCGTTTGATCGATTATAAAAAGTGCTTTTGTCTTGTTTGAATAGACCATTAATTAAAGCCTTTTCAAATCCCGCGCACAAATCATAATCTCCCATAAATAAAATTTGTCGAGTAAAGTCCTGTGGTCTAGATTTGTATTCTTTGAGCATTGTTTTTGACGAACAAATATAGCCGTCGTCAATTAAACCTAAATGGATTCCGACATAGACCTTTTTGTCTCTATGATCAGACCAACAGTAAGTGAATCCTGCTTCCATTATGGTTGTGTCTCAATAAGTTCTTGGTTGCCATCTTGCGATGGTGTCTGCCCGCTCTGTTCCGTACTTAACACATACCCACCAAAAGGCTGAGTAACGATGTCGTTCGGATTAACCGCAACACTAACGTCTGGGCGTGGGTATTGCAACGTAATTCTTTCAGTCTGCCGAGCAGGTAAACGGTAGGGGTCTTTATTGTCCGCGCAGCCCTGCTGACACACCTTAAGACCCGGAAAGTTCGGGTCAGGCATGGCTTCGATAATTGGTCTTTTCATCCTGCATCGGTCGCAGATGAAGATCGCTATTACCGCATTGCCTCGTGTGTCTAAAAAACGTGGCATTTAAACTCCTACTTCGTATAAACGCTGATGTTCGGAGCAAAGTAAATCGGAGACTTGTCTCGCTCTTCATTTTCAGCCATTGTAAAGTAAGTTTGCGCCTGTTTATCTAAGTAATCAATGCGGTCTAACTCAACGCCGGGCAAAATCATCGACATCTGATGCGCCAACAGGAACTGAATAGCCATGTTCCATCGTTGGGGAATCTCAAGCTGACCATTTAGATCGCCCACATCCATAATTTGACGCGAATACCAAATGGTCATCTGCACAAATGGGTCAGATGGGGCAGGCCATAACGTGATAGTAGCTTGGGGAATCGTTCGGTTGAACCAATACTGATAGGGTTGGTTAGCCGTAAAGTTCTTGTTCGGCAAGTTGGTGTAATCGTCGCGGTTTAACCGCGCCATCGTCACCTCGGTCGAGTTGTTGCCGACATAGAACTCGGCAACGTTCAAAATGTTGCCAGAAGTCTCGCGCATACGGTAATACTGACACGTTTGACCCGGGTCGATGTCGTACCAGATCCACTGACCGCTCACCCAAGTCGTTACGCCTGTGTCTTGGAGTAGATTCCATGTAATTCCGTCAAAACTCCACTCCAAAAGTATATGGAATGAGCCAGAAACGGCAGGAAGGATACCAATTGACCCTGCATAAACAGGATTATTCGTGCCGAAGTTGACACCAATGTACCCATTGGGAGTGCTTTGCGCATCAGAGGTGTAAATATTGTTGTCAAAAGCCAGTCCAACGTTACCATCAGAGCCAAAATAACCGCCGCCTTGCGTAGGTGTAGGTCGATTTAATCTGCGATACAGTGCATTCAGTACGTCTACACCACCAACAGGCAGTAAATATTCGTATTGATCAGGAATTAAGCCATAAACTTTCTTGTTAATAGCCCAATAATTGATGCCCTGATTGATTAAGTTGCTCAAAACAAAGAACAGGGCTTGTTTAGAACCCTGAACTTGCTCAACCGTCAACTCTTCAGCTAGTTTCCCCGATAAACGAGCGCCCTGATCAATAAAGTTTTGGACAGTTATTACCGTTTGACCAACCGTTCCGCTGTACGCCATAAATTACCACCCTTTGTGTTTAGGGTTTTTGTGTTCTGCGGTGCTGATCTTTCCACCCTTGGCATAACGACCTTTCAACAAAGCATGAATTGCTTTTGCTTCAGATGCGCCGACTTTTGGTTTTGAGCGATTGATTTCTTTGTCAACTGCCTCCTTGTTGTAAGAAGGTGCAGGTGCATCAATCAGCTTTTGTCTTTATTTGGGCGACATATTGATTTTTGCCCACGGGTTGTATTCCATAATTTTCTCCTTTACCAACCGGGGCATTTCCATCGTTTCAGTGATGCTTTTGCCCGTTCAGCATCGCCTTTTGAATGTTCAACCACTCCCGACATTCTCGCGCAAAAACTGTCTTTACGCGAGCCGCCTTTGGGCTGTGGAGCTTTGAGATGAGAACCAGTTTCTCGGTTGTACTTCTCTCTGCCTTTTTCGGTCAATCCTGCACCCTTTGATGCCGGTAATTTCTCACCGCGACCCACTGACAGGCTAACCCCACCACCGTGAGCGTGCTTGGCGGTTTTTGCAGCTTCTTTAAAGGCATCCGCAGTAGGAGCGCCCTTGCTGCCAACCTTGCGCATATGCTCGCCTGAGCCATGAGCAA